TAATGAAGACGGCTCATTTAAAGAATATAAAACAAAATGGTATGTTTTACATGCCGAGGCCAATGCAATTTTAAAAGTTGCTAAATCAACTCAAAGTTGTAATGGCTCTACTCTCTATGTAACATACTCTCCGTGTACTGACTGTAGTAAATTAATTATGCAAGCTGGAATTACCAGAGTTGTATATTTAGAAGAATACCGTGATACCAACGGATTAGACTTTTTGCGGAGAGCAGGAGTTGAAATTAAAAAAATCGACATAAATGATCGATAGCACAGATAGATCACTGGAAATAGTTTTCGTAAGGGATTTAAAACAGTTTGTACATGCACTAAACAAAAAAGGAAAATCAGATTATCTTCTTAATGTAACTAAAATAATACGTGAAAAGTTTGAACAGGATATTGTTGTTCCAAATAAAATTCAATCTTTTTTAATAAATTATGAAATTAAGAAATTAATAGACAAAGCCGTAAATGTTAGAAACCGTAAATACAGTAGGATAATTTATATTAACTCAAATATTTCTCCAAATACAATATTAAATACTCTAGATTTTTTAATAGGAGCCTATCCGGAAGTGGTATTTGATCCAAGTTTAATTGATTTAGATGGAGATTTAGAGAATATTCCAAACCTTAAAACTATCAAAAAAGGCAATAATTTTAAATAAAAAAAGCAGAAATATAATATCTCTGCTTTAATATAAACTATTTTTTAGTTAAAATTATTCTTCGCCATTAAAATTTTCTCCATCTTCTTCTTCATTACATTTCTTTTCAATTGCTGCACATAATAAGTCACAAACTTCAGATTTTTCCATTTCCATAGTTTCACAAATATTTGTAATCATAGTTTGAAGTTCATCTCCGAATTCTTCTAATAATTTATCTAATTGCTCTTCATCTACTTCATAGCCTAAGTCTACTTTTTCTTCTTCTTCAAATTCATCAAATGTATCAACTTCATCTTCTTCTTCCATAATTTCTTCTAGGTCATCATCATTATCATCATCTTCTTCTAAGTAGACTGATTCTTCATCTTCTTCAGATTTATCTTTTATTGGGTTACCATACTCGTCAAAGTCTTCTTCATTTTCTTCATAATTTTCATTAATAAATTCTTCGAATCTAATAATATTTCCTTCTTCTATTGCATCTATTACTGCAATTGTTGTTTTTGCATACATGGGTTCATATGATTTTTTCTTTGCTGTTCTATATATAATATCACTCGTAAATCCTTTCCAGGCAGAGTCATAATTTGGATTGAAACGCCCGCCTTCAGCATCAGGATTACGCTCAACAATTCGTTGGTATTCTTTTAATTTAGTTTTCTTAGCCTTATCAAAATCCGCCTTTTCTTTGGGTCCGCCAAATGCCGGTTTCTTTATATCTGACCAATTATCCATGGATGGATTATCTCGGCGCTTTACATTAAACATTTCCATTTTTATATAAATGTTTTTTATTGACCTACTCGGGTTTCAACATACCGGTCTGCAACAAACGGTACACTTAATGAGGCTATACTTGTTTGACCATCTGCTCCATAGTCAAGTGTATTTTCAGTAAGTTTAGTTGTATCTAAAAATACTGGACTAAATACATATTCTCTAAATATTGCACCAGTTCGGTTAAACATTGTAACCTGTACTGTAGCTGGATTTGCTGTTGCTCCTGCATAGTCTACTTTTAAACCTTGTTGACCAGTCATTGGATTATAGATTAAATCAGCCCATGCTCTAAATGCATTATAGATATAATTGTCATTTGTATTATTTAAATTTAGTTCAAATGTAATTACAAATTTATGAAGAGTTGACTGCGGTTTAGCTGATGCAAATGCTCTTTCTGCAAATTTATATTTTTGCGTAATAATTGCACCGCCTGCATTACCTGCAAGTTCAGGAAGAGGTCCAACGGTTTTAACATGTTCTAATGTTAAGTTATCTTTAAACCCTGCTTTACCCGAAATCGCACCGGGCGGAGTTATAATTACCTCAAATTGATTAAGGTAAACTGGCTCATATCTTGCGGGGCCAGCTGTTGAATTTTTAAAATGTGGTAGACCTGCCATCTTGTCTTATTTTTTATAGTTATTTATTAGCGAACTTTATTAATTATATTTATCTTTAAATGCAGCAATCTCTAATTCAGTTGGAGGGGTTATTCCTTCCTCTTTTAGGCGCTTTTTATGTAAAGCAAGCTCTCTTTTTATGTCTTTTAATTCATTTTGATTCTTAGTGAGTGCAATTTTACTAACATAAGTTTCCCTTTCCGTCTCTGGAGCTGACATATTTTCTCCAGGCTTAAATGTTAACTGGATTGATGGAATTATCTGTACTAATAAATTTTCATTCATTGATTCAGTTTCCATATTAAATTTTTCAAAATTAAATTTATGAGTTTCACTAAATAAACCACTTAATTGTACAGTTGCCCAAATTCTTGAACTATTATCTAAAGTTTCTTCAGTTTCTTTTTTAACTCCCATATTATTGGATAATCTATGCTTAACTATTAAACTATTATTTTCTACACTTGCATCAATAAATCTTAATTTATCTCCGTGTACAATTACTGTATATGAAAATCCTTCGCTAGGCGACTTGGGTACCTCAGGCTCAACTTTAGGTTCTTCCGTATTAGTAACTTTATCTTCTGTACCAGTAGTCTCAGGTTTAATTTCAGGAATAGTATCAGCAACCGCAGTATCATTTGAATCAGGACTTACTTTGTCGGCTTCCATCTCTTTTGGTTTAGGAACTTCATTTGCAAAGCTTGCCTCAACTGCTTCATTTGCTTGATCCTTTGACTTATATAATTCAGTTAATTCAATATTAATAACTTCATTAATTCTTTTTAACAAACCTATAATTTTGTCAGCTGTTGAATATGTAAAATAGGTAGAGAGACCGGATGCACTAACAAAATCTAAGTCTGGATAAACATCGCTTCCATGAAGTTCAATAACCTGATTTTCTTGATCCCATACTGCCTGCATTCCATTACCTGGATTTTTCCATGTAATTTTAAAGCTGGCAATTGACTCAACAATTATTCCTTCTCCAATCATTTTATACGGTTAACCGATGTTTTTATCGCCTTGGAATTCTTTTCCGCGATTTGACTTTTTAGTAGTTGGATCAACTGGTTTATAGTTTGCCCAAATTTCATTATAAATTCTACAAGATGCTCCCATGAAATTAACAATACCTACGTATTTTTTACGGTCATCACCTTTCATTTTAGAAATTTTACGACCAATTGCTCGGGCATCATCTAGGTCTAATTCGTCAGTTTCATCTTTTCCAACCAGGTCTTTTATTGAATTACCTTCAGCTATTATACGATAAGTATATGATTCAAATGTAGGTTCAGCATAACTATGCATAGAATCATCATTATCATCTTCATCAATTTCATAATTTGGGTCTTCTTTTTTTATTATTGATAACCCATCTTCAACTGTCTTAACTGGAATTAACATATTATTGCCAACTACATATAACCCATCACTACGTTCTTCAATTCGCATTGGACCTGATAAATCAAACTCCATACCGTCACTAAATTTCATATAATATTAATTATTTTCTTGGCAACTTTGCCATTGCTGAATCAACTTTCCTATTAACTGAACTTCCTTTAACTGTTATCTTAGCAAATTTAGAGTCAACGTTTTTACCAGGAACAGAGCCTTTACCTTTTGGTAAACTTGAAGTATTGGTCTTAACTGATTTACCAGGAACAGATCCTCTACCCTTTGGTAAACTTGAAGTACTTGAATTAACTGATTTTTTAACAGATTTTCCTTTTGGTGTACCTGCAGTTAAATTGTTATTTACCTGTTTAGTAACAGATTTACCTTTTGTAGGCGTACCGGTTGCAAGATCGCTATGCGATTTTTTCTCAAACAGGTATTGCTCATAGCTTAGTACTGATTTCATATGTAATTTATTATTTTTAAGTTTATTATTTACTAAAGTTATTTATTAGCGAGTCTTTTCACAAAAAGAAGAGGCTCTCTTTTGGAAAGCCTCTTACTTTAGTTATTAGTTAATCAATTAAGATTATGCAGAGTAACCAGTAGATGGAGCAACTGAACCAGTTAATACACCAAGACCTGTTACGTTCATAGTGATATACTGAGTTTCTGGATGCCATCCAGCTTCTGTGATTGCATAACGAGATTTCATACCAATTTTTGGAGAGAAAGTTCCCTCTGCAATTGTTTGAAGACTCTCTGCCATGATATAAGGTAAGAATTTAACACCTGGCTCCTCATCTGCACCTTTACGGCCGATATGGATACGGTTATCGCTAAATTTCAAGTTTGGATCTACATACACAGTTAAACCGTGAACTTTTCCAGCAGGGTATAATTGACCAGCACCAGAAGGTAAATCGTTATTGAACGGAGCGAAAGTATAACCAGCAACATCTGCTAAAGCAGAAGCAACACGGCCATTTGTTACGATGTATGTACCTGCACCGAAACGACCTCTATGATAAATCAAGTTAGCCATTTCAAGGATTTTAGTAACAACACGACGTTGTAAAGTTGAGATATTCTCAAAACCAGTTCCAACTGTTAAGTTTAAAGTGGTAATTCCTGAACCTTCAACTGAATTAACTGCAGTAGCATGAGTTTGACCTAAAGATAAAACTCTATCAGTTAATTTTTTGTTAATAGATTGAGCTAATTCGTTAACAGCAACGTTTTCTAACATTGACATTACGTCGAAATTCCAAACTCGGTTAAGATCTTGGATTTGCTCAACTGTTGCAGAAATAGAAACTTGATCTCCTTTTGCCTCAATGAATTTCGTAAACATACGAAGACCCATTTGACGGAATTTAGAAGTTTCAGCAGTTGCACGAGTCATACCTTCCATTTCAAGATTTTCACTTGAATTTAAGAAAGGACCTTGGAATGAAGTAGCAGCATAGTCATCATCACTTACTGAAGTAAAACCAGTAATATGATTTTCTAATGCAGATACTAAACTAACAGTCATACCGTCAGCTCCACCGAAACCTAACCATGGACGAGCAGTTGTACCTAATGCAGTATTACTTGTATCCGTACGAGAACCACTATGAGTTACGTTATCTAATGCAGTTACCGCAGTAGCTACAGTCGTTGTATTAACTGAATCAGTTGCTCCAGTTACTACTTTAAGTATTGGTAAACCGTCTATACGAGATTTTCCAATGAATTGAAATTTAAATGCACCAACACCGTTAGCTGCGTTTGTTTCTGCTTGAATATATTCTCCAGCTACAATTGCTGTATTAAGAGCACTTGATAACTTAACTAAGAATGGTTCGTACTGAGTATCAGTATTACCACCTTGGTATACATAATCCAAATAAGGTAAGAAACCTACTGGAGAATCCATCGGAACTACACCAACTAGGTCGAAACCAACAGTTTTAGCAGCTACTTGAATTGCTACTGGTAAAAGGCTTGGGAATTTATCACCAGAACCAGATACAGAAGCACCGTAACCATTTTTAGCACCTGCAGTAAAAGGAGTCATAGAACTTGTTGGAGAACTAATTGCACCGATTGAAGAGATAGAACCTGGTTGTTGTAAAAACAAACCTGGAGCTGAGCCTGTTGTGTTTAAAGCTTCGTTTAATGAACCTGCATTTTCGAAAATTGCATGGTTGTGAGCGTAGTCAACTAACCAAGGGCGAGCTGAAACGTTTGCACCATAACCTTCTAATACTGGGGTCCAAGTTTCTTTGATTGAAGCATCGTTCAATCTTTTGAAAATTTTTGTTGCCATTTTTATAAATTATTTTTTTTTTAATTTTGTGCTCTTCTTTGTAGAGCAGCTAAGTAGTTATCTGAGTAACCTCTTAGACTTTGATTTACTTGTTTTAACGAAACAAAACCTTCTTTACCGTGGCTTTCGTTAATATTGTTTGATGTATTAATTGATTCTTGAGCAATTCTTTCTGTAATCGGGCGAAGATCGCGAGAATCCCAGAATGCTTTTGCTTGATATTGAGTATTTACTACTAGACTTGAAGCCTGTGCCGAAATCCAATTTAATTCAGCC